TTTAACCATAATTTGATCTCGCTCCTCTAACTCCTCAGTGGAAATAAGAGCAAACATTAAATCTGCAGTCTGGGGAAGACCAAAAGATTCACTAGTATCTTCCAAACCCATATCTGAATTATTAAACCCAGAACGGTTAACCTGTGTCGCAGAGAAAATAGGAACATTTTGTTCGATTGCAAGACCCCTGAGTTCTTCAGCAATTGCCTTGACAAAAGTATATGAGTTTACTGCACCATTATTTTTTAGTCGTGATGAATTACAGATATTAAGGTAATCAATAAAAATAATATCAGGCTTAAACTTTTTCTTGAGCCACAATTCATCCAGTAGATTTCTGAAGTGTGTTGCCCCTGCAGATGCAGTTGGATATTCTTTAATAATTAACTTACCTTTAACATGATTTGAGATTTTTTCTAACTTACTCTTATACATTTCTTTTGGAAGAGCACCAATTTCATCAATCTTCATATCAAAAAGATTTGCATCAATCCGTTCTGCAATTCTTTCTTCTGCCATTTCGCATGTTATATACAAAACATTTTGGTTTTGGGATAAACATGCAGCAGCATGATGACACAGGAAAAGGGACTTACCAACTCCCGTACCAGCCATAACAATGTTCAGAGTTTTCTGGGGTGTGCCACCACCAGTAATTCTGTTCATATAATCTAGATCAAAACCAATTTTTGTTTCTACTTGGTTGTAGAATTCGAATCTTTGTTCTGAGTCTTCGATGTAGTCGTGTCCGATGTGGGCGTCGAAAGAGACTGCGAGGGCGTCCGAAAGGATACTTGGGATTGCATTCTCTGTTTTTGACTTCGATTTACCGTCAATGATGTGGATCGATTCCATGATCGCATTGTATATAGACCTTTCTTTGCAGTAATTTTCAGTTTCGTTTACCAACCACTCTTGGTCTGTTTTTTCATCTATCTCAAGTGAGTCAACTAGATTTTTACATGATATGAATGCACCATCGTTTAATTCACCTACTTTATCTAGACATATCATAATTGCATCTTTTGTTGGAGTGGTATTATATTCCTTAATAAAACCAGAAACAATCTTGAATATAATCTTGTCTGAATTATCTTCGAAGTATTCCTCAGATAAAAACGGGGCAACTCTTCGTGAAAAAGAGTCGTTATAAGCCAAGTTTGATAAAATCAATCTTGATAAATCACTCATCAGTATCTTCTACTTTCAGTTCGCCGTACTTAAATTCCTTGGACGCAGCATCATTCAACTGCTTCATCATTTCTTCGGTAAAATATTTCTTTGGTTCTTTATAGACATGCTTCTCAAACACTTTACTTCCATCTGGAAATTCGTATCTAGTAGAAACCTTCTTTACTATACCATACTTTTCAGCAAGAGTCAATAGTCCATAGTATTCATCAAGACCCTTATCATAATGAAGCATTACATCAACCATAGAATTTTCTTTTGTCAATCTAGACTTATACAATTTACAGTGAACAATATTACCAATTACATCAGTTCCATCTTTAACTTTCTTTTTGGAAAGATAGACGATCGTTGATGCTGCATACTTTAGACCGGCACCACCGCTCATTTCTTTAGTTGGGAACATAGAACCAACTGAAGCATAAGTATGATTAGTCATGATCATGGGAATACCTGCAGCACCTAGTTTAAGAGTCAAAACTCTAAATGTTGCTTTGATAACTTGAGCACGGGTCATGTCTCGTGTATCTTTACCATCTGCAGTATCTGTCATTTCCTTAGTAGTAGAAAGCATACCAAGTGAATCTAATACAATCATCATGGGCTTCTTGTCTTTACTATCGTTATACTTATCGACAATATTAATTGCTTGATGTCTAAATTCTTCTACTGTAGAAACAGGCATTACCGCAACACGTTTGGGATCAATTCCCCTACCCTTAATCATATCCGATGTTACTGCTTGCTCAGAATCAAAATAAAGCACAACCCCATCAGGACGATCACGCAAAAATTTAGAAACGATTCCAAGGGTAAAATATGTCTTTCCTGTGGTGCTTTCGCCAGCAATAGCAGTGATTTTATTATCTGGTATCCCTCCATAAATAGACCCACTAAGAATAGCATTAAAAATATAACAACCAGTATCGACGAATCCGTCGATGTCAGCGCCTGCCAATCCCTGATCAACGATACTTGCATACTTATTTCCTGACTCTTTAATTAGGTCGTTCAAAAATTCCATTTATTCTCCTATCCAAATAGTTCTTCTAGTGTACTAACTTTTTCTGTTGACCAACCGATAACATCTAGAATGTTTTTCAGTGGATCAATAAAACTTTTTGTGAATTGTTTATCATAATCTATATACCCATCCAAGGAAAGTTCTTTTGGTAAAACTGTCTTAAAAGAAACAACCTGATCCCCACGAGAACCACCAATTGGATTTGGTTGCTTTAGATAAACAAACTTTACTTTATCACCCTCGAAGATTGTTTCATACTTCCGTGTGAGTTTAAGTTTCTTCATGAAGTGATTATATATCAAAGCACCCTTCACTGCAATAGGCGTTCCCTTAGAATAAATATCAGTGCTGCTAGAATATTTTTCTAGATTTGAAACACCGCGAGGAAATGCTACTGATTCCACTTCCGTTTTATAAAAAGTTTCTTTAAATTCGACGATGAGGTTTTGTACCGTCTCTTCATCTGTCGTGAGAATGAGTCCGATACATTCTTTGAGTTTTTCTCTGACGATAGCTGGTGTCGAAGAACGGGTAGTTTCAATTCCCATAATTTTGAGTTTTGGTTTTTCATACCGCACACCCTCGCTGTCCCACACATTCAACATATATCTTTTCTTTGCTGTCCATATACCTTTTTCCGCGATGACCTCGCGTCCCATTATCATTTTGTTTTGATACGCGTTCATAATCTCAGCCAGATCTGCGTACTGTTTGTCAATAAAAGGCTGAATAATTTTCTCAGACGCTTTGTCAAGAAAGTTAACAGTTTCTTCTGTGGTTTTATTAGGAATAAACTTGTTAACCAGTTCTCCTAATCGCAAATACACGGAGTCCGTGTCTGATGCTACCACATAATCATAGTTTGTAGTTCCAATATGCTGATTCAAAAATACATTAAGTTTATCTGCAATCCATCGAATACTCAATTGACCAGAATGCGTAATTGCTTCTGCCATATCTACATCATAGTATCTAAACCATTGATTTCCGATAGCACCATAAGCAGAGTTCAATTGAATTTTACGAACCATCTGGAAGTTATTAAACTTTGCAATCTTATAATCCAGTTCTTTATTGTCTGGATCCTTTTCCTTCTGCTTTTGACATTCGATCATTTTCTTCTTGTACATACTACGTTCTTCATACATCTTCTCCATCAATTCCGGAAGAAATCCATACTTGTCTTTACGATAAAATGTTCCGTTTGCAGCAACCGACAGATCAAACTTTTTGAGTTGTTCAATTTTCTCGTAACATCCAGCATACTTATGGTCAACATCACCGATCAATATGTTGTTTACTCCGATACCAAATGAAAGTTCACTATGATCTCTAACCAAAGTTTCTGGACTAATATTATACTGCATGATCAAGTGTGGATATAGACTGTTCAAGTCAAAAGAAACAACCCAATCATGCTGACCTACGATAGGATCTTTTACGTATGCACCGGCATACTGATCATTTTTTATACCACCCTTCTTTGGCGGAATGACAATATCCTTTTCTCGCAGATAATGATAAATAATTGCATCCCAAGTTCTAACCTGAGAAAATACGTCCTCGTAATTGACCTTTGCTGCATATGCAAGTGCAACAGCAAGTTCCATTAATTTAAGTTTTTCTTCTAATCGCTCCACTAATTTCACATCAAGAATGTTATAATCAATGAACTTTTGAAAGTCATTCTTATAGAAGTCTTTGATTGAGTCATACTCACCATAATCTAACTTACGCTGACCCAATTCAACGAATGCAATATGGTCAAGTCTATATGATTCTTGATTCACGTAAGTAAATGTTTTATATAGATCGAAGTAATCTACAATAGAAACACCTAAAATTTGATAGACAAGATTCTTTTTACCTTGCTTTTCAATATACTTATCACGAAGTCTACCCCAAGGAGAAAGACGTTTTGCATTCTTAGTTTTAAGAAGTAATTTAATACGACTCACTAGATATGGAATATCAAAGAACTTTACATTCCAACCAGTCACAATGTGAGGAGGATTTTGTTCCCACCAATCAATAAAGTGAAGTAGTAAGTCTTCCTCCGTTGCAAAATTATAATAATAAGTTTTTCTTGCGTCTGTCTTAAAGTTACCCAACCCAAAGACATGAGTCTCACCTGACATAGAAACTGTAATAGCAATGACTGCTTCTAGTGGGTTCTCTACTTGTGGAAACCCACGCTCACATGTCGTTTCAATATCCATATAACAAATTGGGATTTCTGAAAAATTGTAATTCACTTCATCTGGAAAACAATCACCAATGTATTGATATACATAATCTGTATTACCATATACAGTAAAATTATCAACACCTACATATTGATTTACAAAATCACGACACTCGGTGATTGATCCCGGTTGAATTGATTCGACAGACGATCCAGCAAGAGTCTTAAATTTAGATTCGTTTGTAGTTGGAACAAACAGAGTTGGTTGATATCTATCAACATTTTTAATTTCGACACCGTTTTTAATGCCTCGATATAGAATACCGTCCCCAACGAGTGATACGTTGGTATAATAATCAAAATTCATTTGTTCTCCATAAAGTTATTATACCATCATTTGATCGAATCTTCAACTGTTTCTTTTATAAAAAGATCTGTCTGTTCGACGAGATATTGAGGATTTGATATATTAGACTGAGGTTTATCTCTATCGGAGACATAGGCAGAAAGAAGCACCATGTAATTTATTACATCCACTATTGTATCAGAAAAACTCTCGTCTTCAACATGCATTTTTCCGGCATGAATAAACGAAGAAAGACGGCTCATCTTGTCAGTGATACGAGTCATAAAACCCTGTTCGGTCGTACAAATACCCATTGACTCTACGCGAGTAAAGTTTGCAAAAGGTTCATTTCCTTCATGACCCGCATAGTCTTTATTTTTAATAGACATAAGTTGCTGTGCAGATTTACATATTTCTGAGTGATACATTAAAAGTTCATCGCGTGTCATATTATACTCCTGTAGATCCGAAACCGCCTACACGGTTAGTCTTTTGTAATTCTGGTGTTGCTTGTGTGTATGTAATGTATCTAACTTGCCTAGCATATTCAACAATCTCCACCTGAGCGATACGATCGCCGTGGGTAATCTTGAATGGTGTGTTTGTGGTGTTGTAGAGTGGAATAAACACTTCTTGACAATAGTCGGCGTCGATCACGCCTTCTGCGTTAATCAGAGTCACACCATTCTTCACTGCAAGGCCTGATCGTGGATGCAGACGGGCAGAGAAACCCAGAGGAATATCCATCACCATACCAGTTGGAATCAAAGCACGGCACTTTGGGTTCAGAGTGAATGTACAGATTGGAACATCGCTGTCAAACACGACATCAGGC